ATCGTAAGGTACGGTGTCGTATACCCCCAAAGGTGAAGCTATCGCTGGTGTGGATAGCGAAGGCCGAGCTATACCGTATATTCCTAAAGCTACCCAATCAAGTAGCATACCTGTTGGTTGTGTGTAGATAGGTAAATTTAAAGTATTTGTCCCGTCTAAATATTGCTGCGCCAATACGTTATAGGCAGTAAAAAAAGCCGTTAAATCTTCGTCATCATTGTATTGTTGATACAAATAGGCGGGAAGAATCTTGGTAATCATTGATTAACCTTGAACAATAGATACTAAACCTGCCGCTGTAGAAAAATAACTTTCTGGATCGCCATAAATCAAAATTGTGCCGGCAACGGGCGAAGTCGCTACGCCGTTAATCGCCACCACAAAATTAATTTTTGATAGTAAATTTACTGGCAAAATGGCGGCAATTGCGGCTTGGAAAGTTTCTTGCAATTCAAACGTATTAATAGGCTGCCCTACAGTAATACTATTAATGTAATTAACAATAGCTGGCGTTGCCAAAGATGAAACCGCCGTTGGGGATACCAAATTAGTAGAAATTGTATTCCAAGTGATTGTTACTCCAACGGTTTGCACTGGCGGGTTTACAAAAGTAATACTATAAGTATCTGGGTAATCATTAATAGATACGGTTACGTTGCGTAAATTTGGTGTAATTACGCCGCCGCTTGTCCAAGTACCAAAAGATGTAGTATTTACGCCTACGCTAAAAGTAGTTGCGCTTAAAACAGTAATTGTGTAGTTTCCGTTAAATGCGCTTGGTGTTGCGCCGGCAATATTAATTACTTGACCAGTAGCAAAGCCATGATTTAAGTTAGTAGTAACCACGCCCGGATTGGCATTGGTAAAGGCTTGAACCGATAAGGTAGATCCTACAATGCTTGAAATGTCAGGGACGCTTTTAAAAATAGCATCGGCTACTGAATACGGGTCGCCGCCGCCGCAAATTACTTCCCATTGGTTAGCACTTACGTTTTTGATCGAAATCAAGTTTGGCTGTACGCCAGATACTTTTTGAAGCTGAGTTTTTAAGAAAGTCGGTGTGCCTTGGGCTGTAGCAAATCCCGCGTTAATTACTTGCGCTTGATAAGACTGAATAGTTTGCGCAACTGCGCCCGTCAATCCCGCGCTCAAGTTGGTACAAGTTAAAGTTACGCCGCTAGGGATAGATGTAATGATCTGCGTTACAGTACCGGCTGGAACTGCCCATGAGCCAGAATTAATCGCTAAACAATAGAGAGCCGCACTTTGTCCTCCAGCCGCAATCACGCCACCATCTTGAACGGTGTACTGATATGAGCCGTCAGATACCGTAAAACCTACTGGAATGACAAAACCAACAGTTCCAGAAAAAGTCACATACACTGACGTATTTGATCCAATTCCTTGCTGAACACCATATACCGCGCCTAATTGATTCAAAATAAATTGATTGGCAGTGTATGGGCTAATAGAGTTAACTAAGTCTACATACGCTTGATCTTGGATAACGACAGCGCCGGCCGCCGTTGACGCCATATCCTCAATTAATGAACCAGGGAGATTAGCGGTAAGACCGGGAGATAACAAAGTAGCCGCAGCGATTAATTCATCGCGCAACACTGTTGGATCGGTTATAACTGCACCCGCAGTCGTTAAAGTACTCATTAGCTGGCCACCTGTGATTGGATTACAGTTCCGTTTTGGAAGATTGCTGAGATATTATAAGTTGGTTCAGTAGCATTTGGTTGCTTGGCGATAGTCAACGTAGCAAAATATGGGGCATATTGCGTCTGTGTTCTATTGATCGCAGCGTCGGGTGCAATTTGACTCATAACAGATTGTTGCGCTGGTATTCCATAGTTAGCATAAAAAGGGCTTTCGCCCTCATTTAAGCGCAAAGTTTGAGCTAAAGTTGCCAGCCAAATATAGCCAGTTTCGGTAACTTCTACCCATTGACCTGAATCCGTTTTTCCATAAGTTCTCAATTTGGCGCTCCTGTATTGCCCGCGCCGGTCTGTACACCACTATGCGTATGTGTACTTCCGACAGCTTTTCCGTTGTTAGTAAGTGTGCCAGTATTGGCAAAATTACCGGTTTGATTAATATTACCAGTGACGTTCATAGTGCCGCCTGTACCACCAGAGATAGCAAATCCGTTTTGGCCTGTTATCAAGCCTTGAACAGTCAAATTCCCCGTCATAGTTGTATTGCCATTTTGCACCAATAGATTGCCCCCATTAAGATTAATGGTTACGCCACTATGGTTAAGCGTAATGTGTACATCTTGCGCTTGCGTAGAAATATCGACTCCATCAATCCCATACATCACTAAATACTGGCCATTAACTGAAAACCAGTTTTTATTGCCAATTGGTACAAATACAAGGCCGCCCAAGTTACTTGGTACGCTAAGTGGGGCTACCCCCTGCCCTAGCCCTGAAACACCGCCCAAGCGAGTGCTAGCTGCCATACAGACGCCTTTATCGCCAACTTGTACAGGTAAGCGTACATACTCAGATTCCGCGATAGGGCAAGTAACTGGAGGTAAAGTTAGCGCACCGCTAAGAACTTCAAAGTTTACCGTCACAATTGCGCCGTCTACAGCGGTAACTGAGCAAGGCAACATTTGTCCTTGGCTTTGATTATTATTAGCTATTTTACGTTCTATGGTGTTGTTTAACGACACCGCAAAAGGAATTTTTTGCTCTAAGCTCATGTTGACGTCGCAGTTATACCCGTAGGCAATGTGGGTGGAATGACGCAATCAATTACTGTTACCCAGCTATTTGCATCAGCTTGACGGCTGCTTCCTACATGGCGCAATTTATCTATTTGAAATACACCTTGAAAAGGTACTTTATTTCTATTTTGCGAAAAGCTATTAACGCTATTTGTAATAGGACTGCCTTTAGGAAAAGTAATATATTGCCCGACTGCTAAATCTCCACGCATTACTAATTTAGCTTGGATTCTAGCTACTTTAAGCCATGTTAAGTTTCCGATAATATCGGTAAAATCAATGTTGGTTTTTTTTGGTGGCGCAGTGCCATCAGTTAGGAAAAAACCATCTGGATTTATCGACATAGAAGCGCCAATATAGCCTTTAGTGGTAATAATCGTTTTGCTAGTGGCGTTTATATATTCTGCAAAAGATTCAAAATCGTAATAAATTGCCGGTTGAGTTTCTGTATAGACTAGATTGCTGCTAAAAGAACCTTTAATCGGTATATTTTTGTATGCGATCCCTAAAGTTGTTCGGACTGCCGCTTCTAAAGTGTCGCCTTTTTGCCAATTCCATGAAATATTGGCAGGGTATCTGGGCGATCCAATAGCAGACCCAATTACTAAATCTAAAGTTAATTCTGTACCTTGCCTATTTGCAAAGGCTTGCAAAATAACGCCTCTAATGACAATCCCTGCTTGTTTAGGGTTAGCAAAGGGTAAACCCTTAGTCATACCTACAGATACAGTAATTTTAGCAAAGTTAAGATTTTCGATATCGGGGTTTAAGTTAGCAAGTTGGCCAATATCTGCATAAGGTATTCCATATACTCTTACAAAACTATTTTGCGCTGTTTGATGAAATTGTTGTTCGTATAAGTCTAATTCAACGCGTAAAGCCGAGCCATTATTTGTGCCTACTGTAGTTAGCGTCCCATAGACTATAGGATTTCCGCCATTTATTGGCTCAATAAGAATTTTGTAAAAACGCATTATGGGTTAATCTCAAAATTAGAGCTGCTAACGCGGTAGACCATAGTTGAAGTCGTAAAAAATCCAAGCAATAGATTAATGTCGCTATCGTCTGGTGATCCAATGATTGGACGGCTCATAATTAACGAGCCTGAATTATCGTAAATAGAAAAATAATAGCGTTGGCCATACGCATTCCAGCTACAAATAGCGACATAATCGTTGCCATCTAGCGTTGGATTGAACTGAAAATTCGCTGTTGGCGCGGGGTTGAAATTAATTAGCGTTGTCATTAAGAGCCTACACTTTCGCCATTGGGCATATTATATCCATTAGGATCTAAAGGGTTGGCTACGTTTGACGCGGGTATATCTGCCCAACCTAAATTAGTGGCGCTCACCGGTAAACCGTTAGAGAATTTGCTCATTACACTGCCGAGTATTTGTTCTGCGCCAGATTTAGTAATTAAAGGCTGTACAAAATCCCATTGATACAT